TGACTATCAGCTCTTAATTCAACACCTTCAAAAATTTTCGAATATTCCTTACTATTCATAAGGTTCCTAACCTTACGACCAAATCTAAAAGCTAATTCTGCCGTATGCGTTGTCTGCATAATTTTTAATCTAGGGTTCCTACCCATCAACCACGCTGGCAATAAATATGAACCAAACTCACTCTTCGTATGTCTGGGTGGCATATTGACAATCAACCTTTTTAAATCACCAGTAGCTATACGGTTAAACTTCTCAGCCATAATTCTATGGTGGCGTCCGTTTATAAACTCCTCCCAAACCGTTTTTGTAAAATCCATAAAATTATTTTTAGCTTTTTCACTATCCGTTAAATCCTTTGCTCGGCTCATCAGCAAAGCGTATTTACGTAAGCTATCCTCAGGCACAATATCAAGTGTCATAATTTTTCTATATATCGAAAATTTTCAAAGGGCAATGAACCTATGACTTTTAGCACAAAAAAAGAGGTAAAAGGAAACTCATTGATGCTTGGGGCTGCTATTATTAGTACAACATAAATAACTTAACAGGAGAAACATTATGTACTTTGACGAAATAAAACAGTGGGTATTACACCGTTGGGTAGACTACCACAATATACAACCTATTAAGCTTGAGGAACATATACCAAATAGCCTTAAAAAAGGTTTTAACAGTGTTTACATAAAGTTAGATGACAACCGTTATATAACAATAAATGGTTATGTTGACGAAACACATGTTTACATAACGGAGCAGCCTTACACTAGTCCAGGAGGTAGAGAACGGCAAAACCCTACCAACCATAATTTTATTATAAACTGCGACGAGGTGTACAACAGCTTTATTGAGTGGTTACAACAATATTAATAATTTTTTACCACCCACATAAACTGTGCAAAACATGGTTTTACAACGAGTAACATGCTGTAAAACCCCTCTCGGGGGGGCATAAAAAAAGCCCAGCAAAAACTGGGCTGAGTTGGCAGTGGGGGACCCATTAAGCCCCCCACGCTAGGCAGTATGTATTTACTTAACTGCTGGCTTAACTACTAGCTTAACATAGCCAGTCCCCCAAGTAGCTGAGCTAGGGCTATAGCCCCCATTAAGTAAAGCGTGTAAGCAGTTTGGTTTTTTTGCTGAGTGACCTAACTTACTAGCTTGGCTCAGTATTGCTTGTAAACTGGTATTACCCTCAAAGCCATTTAATAACCAATTTTGTATAGTAGCCCTGACGCCAGTACCAGCTCCACCATAACCAAACGGTACTGGCTTGGCGTCGTCAAGCTTAACATTACTTAGCGGCTCAACGTGTACATTGTGTAAGCTACCTGAGGCTTGCGTATTAATAAACTCCCATAGCTGGCTATAGGTTACTTCCTCACCATTAACTATTTGTAGCGTGGGTGTTTTTACGGTCGCTGCTTTAGTAACTGTTTTTGTTTTAATATTTTGCATTTTTAACTCCTATATGTTTGTTTGCAATAACCTAAATATAGCACGTAAAAACTCAATTGCAATAGTTAATTTAACTTTTTTTAACTTTTTTTAACTTTTTATTTTTTACGAGGATGATTGACGATGACGCAACGATTGAGGAAGATTGACGATGATTGAGTGAGAAGTGACGATGATTGATGATTATATACATATACACATAGACGTCATTGATCATCTAGGATGGGAGCGTCATCCTCTTTCATCGCGGATGGGATGGTAAAAAAAGGGAGCACCTTGCGATGCTCCCTAATTGATTAAGCTTGAACAACTAACTTGATGTAAGGTGTCCCCCAATACTTAGAGGAAGGAGAATAACCACCGTTCATCAAAGCATGTAAGCATGTCGGCTTTTTACGACTATGTCCAAGAGGAGCAGCTTTATTGAGAACAGTTTTAAGGGACATATCCCCATTAACACCTCGCAACATCCAGTCCTGAATGGTTTGACGAACACCACCTTTTTGACCACCGTATCCAAAAGGCACTGGCTGGTCACTGGCGAGATCAACATTTGACAACGGTACAATTTTGACGTTGCCCTCATTACCACCAGCATGTTCCTGGACAAAGTTCCAGACCTCTTGGTGAGAGATCTCCTGATCGGTGACTATTAACTCAGGCGACTTAGTAGTCTTGACTTTGGTTGAAGTCTTGACCTTTGGCTTAATCCCGAGAGCGGACATACCAGCTAGAGGTGCGACTTGTGGTGTTTTGATTTTTTTAGTGCTTGTCATGATTGACTCCTTTCTACGAGTTTATTAATTAACACTAAATAAAGAGTAACATACTATAGCAGCTGACGCAAGTCCTATTTAATCTTTTTTAATCTTTTTTAACTTTGTCAATCATCATCTTTCATCATCAATAAATATCTTTCATCATCTATCGTAGGCATATGCCTATGATCTTTTTTGATCTTTTATGATTCGTTCCTCATTGTGATGGGACGTTGACGATGATAGAATATGATTGAGGAGACCATGCCAATCGTAAGGAGATCGGGAACTCCAGTCAGGGGTCAGTTCTCCTTTTGTGATGGGACATTCCCTGAGATTCATAGCCCTTTTACCACAAAATATATTTATAGTGGCAGATGAAGGATGCTCAACCAAGTTCTTCACAATACCATTTTTTCCGATATATCTTATCTGCCAAGCAATTTGATGAGGGCTAAGTTTGATATTCTTTAGCGACTTTAACCTATGCACCTTGAGTTCTAGCCAAAAACTCACTCCATCTTTTATACCATGCACGTCAGGCACTCCTGGAGAAGCCCATGACTCTAACCGTGTCCAAAACACACCGAGGTCTTTAGTTCCCTCCTTGAGTTTAGCCCATAATTTAGACTCAGGTTTTGCTGTCATCTTTGGTATTGTCTTGATGCTCAATAACTAAGTTGTCCTCAGCTAACACACCAAGAGCTGGAAACTCTTCCTGAAGTTTCTTAATTTCTTTCATGACCTCTTCTCTACTCATCTGGTCAATATTGCCATGCAGTATTTCTTTCCTATCAATGTACAAGCCAGCAGCTTGACCTCTAGACTTTTCAGCTGCGACAGCTGCGGGATAATTATTATTTTGCATAGCTAGATCTCGTATTTCAGCCAGCTTTTTTACGTGTCCCTCAAATGTGACCTCATACTTTTTAGATAGCTCTTGCTTTAGTTCTTTGATGCGTTCAACAACATGAGGGTAACGCTGTCCATTTAATAACTGTGAGGCTATGGCATGTGCTGACTTCTCAGAATATCCAGCACGTAATGCAGCCTCAGTTTGCGATACGTCTTCACAAACGTAAATCCTACAAAACTCTTCTTGTTTTGGTGTGATCTTTTTTTCTGTTCTAGGATTACCCACCACTGACAGAGTGTGCTTATGAGTTGCTTTAGCGATTACCATACTTTTTATAATAGGAGCTTTACAGAATTTGTTAATATTTATTTTATCACTTAAAAATTTTCGCGTAGACCCGAAAGTGATATTAATATAGCGAGATATTGTATATTATCAATTGTTAAAATTCAAATTTACACTTATCCTTATTTCACTCCTATATAGCAAAGTAAAAAAATCCCCCCAGAGTTGCCAAAGGGGGGAGGGAGGATTGAAGGTTTCTTATGAAAAAATGTACTACGACTGTAAGCCTAGCATGGATTTGATTTTCTGCCAAATATTTTTGGGCTTTTTGATTTTATGCTCATGCCAATCTTTACTATAACCATCAGTATAATCTTCAATATGGTCAATACGATTGGTATGGTCTTTATGTGCCAGTGAATAAATGACATAGGTCAGTTGATTATGGCTTAATTTATATCGCTCTGCCATAATTTTAAGTGGGACACCTGACCCATGACTGTGCATTAATTGACCAATTAGGTCGCGTGAGTATTTAGATCTTTTCACCATTATGATAGCTCCTTTGGTTTAGGTAGTGGGATACGAACTTTAATCTCATAGTTATCAACTTTAACACAATTAGGTTTACCGACTACTGGATCTTTGAGTTGATAGAGTTGTTGTGCCATCTCAATACAATCTTCTTTATAACTAAATACCAGCCGATGGATAGCATGTTGACTAGCTTCTATATCGGGTAAGGTAATGAGATATAAAACAAAGTAAGAAACAGGACTCATCGCTTTACCCTTTCCATGAGAGCGACACTACGAGATTTTTCCTGAATATATTTATCAAGTTGCTCTCTTGCTTTTTTATTGTGAGTGCAGATGGAAGAGAGTATAAAAACGAGAGCACCAGTTTGAAAGCGTGTAATGTCCCACTGTTGTCTGTCATGGTTTACAAACTCACTAGTCACTTCTTTTTCAAGCCTGTACTCTTTTTCGGCAAGGTTGAGGAGTTGTTGAACAACCCCCCGAACCTGATTATATGACCCAGCCATCATTACCACCAGCAACTATAGATAACAGTTTTGCCTTGGAGCAGACTACGTAT